ACTTCTGTGTTTGCGTGTTGTTTTAAATATCTTGGATCTATATCCACATTAAATAGAGTTTCAAAGTGACGTGTTAGTCTTTTTATATGACCAAATGGTTTTTTCATGTGGCCAAATTCCCATGTTGGCATATATTCAAATGGAGTGCCCTTTGCTTTTTTATCTTTTATGCTTAAAGGCTTAAATTTAATAAAGTCCGATTCCATAATTAAAACATCTGGATTGTAATCAAGCTCTAAGTGTGTTAGGTAATCTTTCAAGGCATTCGTCATATGTTTTTTCCAATATGCTCAAATTAAAAAGCCATCTATCTTTATCATGGGCTTTGATCATGTGTTTCTTTTTGACGTCCAGTAAAGCACATTTGTAATGCACATCACCTATCTCTTCAAATGTTATTGGTGCATTATCTTCTGATAGTAAAATGTTTATAGAACACTTTGGTCTTCCATCGTGGTGATATGGTATTTCACACCCAGCCATCTGTTTAAAAAATTGACTTCTTATTTCTGATTCAAAAAGTATTTCAAAGTATGTAACAATTCTTTTTACTTCTTTTATGTGATTTAGGTCCCTACAAATTTGCCAGGCAGGGGCATGAATAAAGAAATTATTTTGCGCCTTACTTGGATCACTTAATTTAAAATCAACATAGTCAGCATTTTCAAAATGTAACTTTAAAAGTTCCTCGTCATATTTAAAATCAAGATGGGTGAAATGCATATCTGATTAGTCGTCTTTTTACATGGGAAGGTGTATGATCTCTTTTATGAGGTACAGTCATATTATTCCATATTACTAGTTGGTTTGGTTTCCAATCGTGCACATATATGTTATCTTTATCTTCAAATATTTGATTTAACTCGTCAAAATATTTTGTATTTGCATATGCAGGACTAAAGAAAACATATTCGCCAAATCTGTCTTTTCTATGTATACTTTGTTTGGTTTTTGATTTCATCAGAAAGGCCCTTTTATATACCTCAGATCTAAAATCATGTGGATATGCAGACCTTTCAAAGTAATTACGCACAGAAAACTCTACTGGTCCTTCCTCTTTTATTTTATCTTTTAACTCATCATCCAACTTTGACCAAGCCTTTTTGGCATTACAGAAATATGTTGGACTAGATCCTTCTTCTGCTTCCTTGCAATAAAGTCCGACGAACGGGTGGATGTCATCCAAATATGCTCTATCATTATGCCACATCATGTCTTCTTCTTGCCAGACATGGTCTTCTTCTTTATTATCAGTCCCAATGGGTACTTCTGTTTTACCATATAGATCCTGCTCTTCTAGAGTTCCTATGGTGTGTATAGTACTTTCATTTGCATTTTCAATAATTAGTACATCAATATCACCTTTGTAGAACTCTTGAATGCTGTGATTGATACTATGTTTTTGGTCTATTGTTTTTGTAAACATAAATTTCCTTTCCATCCAACATACTGATAGTCCTTTGATGTGACTTTATATTTATTATCATCTGTTTCAAACCCTATTGCATCACAGAATCTTCTGACCACATACTTGTTTTTTTCTTTTGAAAAGAATATATCATCACACCCTACTTTACTACAAAATTCTATTTGACTTTCTATCATTTGTTTTGTAGATGGTCTGACCAATTTATGTGGTCCTGGATAATCATCTCTTGGATAGTGCGATATGTCCAACCCACCATAAAAGTAGAATCGAGACAATATTCTGAGCATATTATTAAATACCTTTCGGTCATGTATAAAGCTCATAGTAACAGGTTCATCATCATAAAACCCTATAGTACAAGCGATATCATCTTTTATTTTTTTATAGTTTTCATTTAATTTATTTTTAGGGTCATTAACTGCTAGGATACACAGGTATTCTATTTCAGCCCTTAAATGGTAACTACTTGCTGTTGTAAAATTCCAACCAATCATATTCATCCAATGGCTCTTGGCCGTCTACCATAATTAAAAGGTGTGTTCTACTTTCTGTGCCTTCATTTTTTACCCAGTGGTTTTTTCCGGCATTTAAAAACCATGCATATCCATCAGCAGGAATATGCATATCATTAACAGTAGCTTTTTCATTTGTATTTATTGCTATGTGATAACGAGTGCAAAAGGTTGTGTCATAGTCACGATGTGGTTTAATACCACCTCCTGGTTCTGTTGTGGCAATACAGACTCTGGCTGTGTTCGATCCAAACTTTGATATTACTTCTTTTAGATAAGGCGGAACATCATCTTTTATTTTACTATATGCCCTTTCATCAAACCTTTTATCGTTTTTCATAAATCCCCTGTCATATCTTTTTCCGGAATTACGGTCAGGTCTTACGGTGTATGACTCATCAAATTCTGTAACTGCAACTTGTTTATATGGTATTTCATTCCAATTAAATTCTTCATCAACATCTTTGTTTGTTTTTCCGTCATACGCAGCAGGAGATAGATTATATCCATAGGCATCACGAAGATTCTTATATGGTCCATCTTCCATACAATCTTGTTGCATTACAATATATTCCGAAACTTCTTTTCTGAGTCTTTCAATATCAACCTGTAAATCAAGTTTGACTAGAGAAGGCAATTCGTTTCTATTTTTCCACATAACAACTCCTTTAAGTTGCCGGATTCTGTTTCGAGGCTCCGGCGGGCCCAGTAACTACGCTGCCGCAGCTACAGGTGCAAAGTTATCGTTTGCGTTTACTCAATTGATCTATTACGCGATCAGCCGTTGTTCTCCACATCTCTATTCAGCACCTGTCGATCCTATTTCGCCCCCATAAAGAAAGTTGGTGGAGGCGGTGGGTATTGCACCCACGTCCAGTCTACCTTTTGATTTGTTTCATCGAACAAAATTATTTATATTATAACACATAATGATGTCTATGTAAACCAAAACTTGTATAAATAATTACGAATAATAATCAACGCAGGGAGAGGGGTGTATGATTACTAGATCTTTTATTATGCCTACAGTGCTATTAGCACTCAGCATGTTCAGTTTTAATGTGATGGCGGCAGACCCAATTGTAACAGATTCAACTGCTACAAGTACGGTCACTACTCAAGGTAGTATGGAGACGACAGTTAAATCTCCGCCGCCATCAGCAATATCACCACAATTTAGTTCAGGTAATAATGATGACCTTTGCACTATTGGTGTAGCTGGAGCAGTGCAAACGCAAATTCTAGGCATTTCAGCAGGTACAACATTCACTGAAGAAAATTGTGTTCGACTTAAGAATGCAAAAACACTTTATGATATGGGTATGAAAGTTGCGGCAGTATCAACTATGTGTCAAGATGAAAAAGTCTTTGATGCAATGATGATGGCTGGAACACCTTGCCCATATGAAGGTAAGATTGGTGCAGAAGCCAAAATTGGTTGGGAATCACATGAAGAAACCCTTAGAGTAAAACACGGTGCAGAGGAGAAAGTGGATGTTAAGAAGAGTGCTACTTTCGGCGGTCTTAGCCTTCTATCCTTACTACTGTTACTCTGAGAGCATTGTTCCTTATTTTGGAGTTACTCCTAATGCTGCCCTTGGTGGCCACTCTTGGAATATGGATAACGTATTCCCTGAGCCACCAGGCCTTGAAGTGAATGGTGTATTCTATAGTTATACACCGGACAAATTAGCAGAAGATGAATTTCACGTAACAGTGGGAAACAAAGGCGTATGGTCTGATACAGAGGATTGGACAGGCGCTCCAGGTGGCATTGAAGTAAGAAAAGTTATCGGACTACCTAATGTACCAAGAGAAGCGTGGGGAGATGGATATATTACAACTGAGGGAAATGGTGTTATTAACGACCCAACTGTTATCTATTCTTACAAAGTTGATCCTTGTTTTGATCCTCAGTTTGATCCTAACTGCCCTGGCTATGTTGTTCCTCTACCTGTTATAGTAGAAATTGATTTGGATTCCATATATGATGCAACAGAAGATGAATTTGTAGATCTTGATGATGAAAATAAATTGCCTTCAGATGAGGAAATAGAAGAATCAAGCCAAGAAGAAATTGATGATACTGAGGAAGCAGACAGAAGAAAATATAGGGAACAAAGAGCTGAGGAACTTATAGGTATTGTAGCAGTTGCAACAGAAAATCAAAGAATTTTAGCAATGAATAATATTACACAGCAGGCCGTAAATGTCCAGTATGTTTCTGCCACCATTCCAGGTGGTTCATATTCAGATAATGTAATTTTGATTGATAAGAAAATAGATGATAATAAACAAGGGCTCAGAAATGGGTTAGCACAACAGTTATTGCATGAACAAATGGTAGGAATGCAATATCAACAATAGGAGAGAGGAATGAAAAAAATCCTTGCATTTTTGGCAATCAGTATGACTGCCAGTTATGCACTTGCTGACGCGCCAATTACTGGCAATGTTCAGTCTAGGTGCGTAATAACAACCGACACACCTGGTGTGTATGGAAACCCGAACGCGTATACATTGACAACAAGTCCATCAGATGGTGGTGTTTTACCTATCATCAGATTTGATGTCACACTGGCGGATGCATATTATGCACAAGTTACAACACCAACCGAATTTGAATCCAGTCCATCACTATCAGACACAGTGACCTGGACAGGTACAACTACGGTAAGTTCTGTATCAGACGCAACTAATATGGCCGATTACGAAACCAATAAGACTTCCTTCGGAGCCACAACTCAGTATGACCTAACGGCTACTGGTTCAACGTGGTTCAAGTCAACATCGGTTGCTACATATGGAGGCAATAAGGCGCTTCCCGGTGGTCAATACTCAGCAGTGGTGGAAGCTAAGTGTATCGCTCAATAGTAATATCACTTCTTTTTATGTTAGTATCTTTTTCTAGTTATTCGCATGAGATGACCCCTACATATCCGAAGTTTAAATCTTCGTATATGGAAGGGCTTCTTGTGACTCAGATGGAGATATTTAATAAAAGGAATGATGTCAATTATTATGAGATTGGGGTATTTGATAATGATTTCAAACCAATACCCTTTGTGTCATCCTATACAGTATATGAGGTTGACTACTTGAAAAATGTAAAATTTGATGTCTATATTAGACAAAGGGATGAACCGACTGTGGTATATATCTGCTCTCGTTCGAGGGTGCTTGAGCAGAAAGTATCTTCCACATCGGTTACATCCACCGTTTGTTCTAAGATTAAAAGGAAATAGAATGAAGAGATTCGTTTTCCTGGTTTTACTCTTATTCTCTTCTTCGGCATATGCTGACACTAGTTCACTGAACCTACAGCTACCTAATTCAAGTGGCACACATTCATCTGATAAATTTAAATCAGGGGATATGGATTGCTCAAATGCAATTGATGGTTCAACCAAATTTGAATTTGGTGTGACAGGATTGATTGACAACTATCAAAGCCCATTCGGTGAGAGGAATGGTATGACTGAGAAAGATGTCGGCGTATTTGCAAGAATTGTTATTCCGTTGGATGGTCCAGCAGAAAGAATTAATTGCAATACGTTATATCAATTGGAACTAAAAAAGAAAAGATTAGAGATAGAAAAGCTTGAGAGAGAGCTTTCAAAACTAAGGAGTTTACAAACCGCTGAGTAAGAAAATGAGAGAGGAGCTACTCAATGGACATGCCAGTAGATGTTGGCAACAATCAGATAATCAAGCATTGTCTGAGCCAACAACAATATTCTGTCGAGGTATTTGATACATTCGATTTTAATAAAGCGTCAGCGTGTTATCACGGAATACGCACAAAAATATACATTAAGGAAGTTGAAGGATTAAGAAACTTTCTTGATGCAAATCCACAATACCGTATACCAGGCGGTTCCCATAATAACTATGATCCCTGCTGGGGGCAAAGTTCATCACATCTTACCAGAGGAGGTTGCTAATGTTTACAACCTTGGATAAAGTCTGGTTTGGATTTTGTGGCTTGCTAGCTGCAAGTATGTTAATATGGCTGACACATACCTATTTTGAATATCGTGTTGTGATGATGCAGAAAGTTGATTATAGCAATATACCAACTTGGTCATGGAAACCTGTATTTAATAAAATAGGAGGTCATGATGGATAAAGACCTTGGTCAAAGTCTTAATGATATGGAACAGGGAGTTGAAAACTTTAAAAATAAAGAGTTTAGAATCCTTGGTATCAAGGTTACCTTTATGTCAGTCACTGGACTCATTGCAGTGGTTGGTTCCATATTGGGTGCTCTTTATGCTGGATTTACAATGTATCAAAAGATTGAGGAAATTGCAGGACTTGATGTTGGTGCATTTGAACAGCGTATGGAAATCATTGAAACAAAACTTGAGGAAGCCGTGGATTATACTCGTGATATTAAATCCGGATTAAAGGATGATATTCTGAGTATTGAAAAACAAGTGGATCGTATGGAAGATAAGATACGAGAACAAGAGGCAGAGACAAGGCTAATTGTACAGAATGCTGAAGAACGTTTTGAAAATAAACGTGATAGGCTACAGAATGATTATGATGAAAAGGCTAATAGATTACAGTCTTCAAATCAATCTCGGATGGATGATTTAGAAGCAAAGGTAGAAAGAGATCTGAAAAACCTAGATGATAGGTTGAATAGGAAGCTCCAAAGGGCTCTCGACAACCCTCTCGCAAACTAAGTCGAGAGCCCCGGAAGCCGCCGAGGTGGCTTCAGAGCAGGAGTGGTTTCGACTACTCCTGCTCATCCATTTGATCGTGAACATAAAGAGCCATTAATCCATAATGTAGAACCTTTAATAGGTCTTTTCTGGCATCTGTGTGGGAACCTTTTTTACCATAACGTTGTGCATATTTCAACACGTTACCGATACAGAATCCCATACCATGTCCACCATCAATAATAAATTCAGTTGCCTGAAATTTATCTTTTGCATAATGTTGATTATATGTGGCATCAACATATTCTTTAAATTCATCAATTAATTTTGCTTCATCAAATTTATAATCAATGCCTTTATCAGAATAATCACGTGGATGCAATTTAAATTCATCAGCCGTTTTAGTTGAAAGATAAGAGTTTACCTCATCTGTTCCATAGTGTGCATCAAATTCAGTTTCAAATTCAACTACTTTTTGTTTCTTGTTCTTTGTAAACATTTATTTCTCCCAACGATAAAAAATATGATCACCAATTTGCATTGTGGGTGTTTTGGTTGATGCCCAGTCCGGCTCTACATAATAGGCATGATAATGAGTTGCACCATCTGTAAAATCTATGAATTGATCATTAAAGACTTTAAATGCAATGGTACGAGCAAGTTCATAAATATTAAAATCATAAGCAGGAATTTCATCTGATTTACCATCACAGTACCAAGAGAAGTGGCAACGGTCACGAATAGGGTAACGTATTTCTGGATTCTTCCATGATGGCTTTGTAGGACCTTGTTTAATAACCTCACAGTATGAATGAGGATAACGTTTATCCCTAACACGATTACGTGCAACAAGGGCAACTGCAATCATACCTTTTGGTTCTTGATTTCTTGCCTCCCAATAGATATTATCAGCAAGACATTTTTGTTCCGTTTCAGCCGAATGCCAATATCCAGCATGAGCCGTTGTAGCACCAAGGGCAGATTTACCGGTGACAAAGCCACCGATAAATGCCAGAGCAAAGATTGGTGCAAGATATCTAAGCATGGTTTGCAACCAGAAATTCCACCCAAAGGGTCTTATAAACATCGTACATTTTTTCAAGGTTTTTTACAACCTTTGGGTCATAATGACCATCTGTACGAGCAGTTTCTTCCATGATCCATTGTGGATAAACACGAAACGCACGTTCGATTGATTCACGGCGCTTTTCAGCAGGAAGTGATAAAAGATTCTTACGAAGCTTAGATGGTGAAATTGGCTTAGACATTTTGAACTCCTCAATACATTATTATACTACTATTATATCATACTTCTAGTACAATGTAAAGTGTTTTTTTCACTTTTTTTGCATTTTTTTATAGGCTTCTTCAAATCCTTCTTCATATCGATATGCTTCTTCATTGTACCATAAACGTCTTACATAACCATTGTAACATTGTTCTGCCATATCATCATCAGCAATATAGCCTTTGACCATCCAAAAAACTCTGTGTACTTCTTTATGACTTGGCATTTTCTCTTTCTTTTAGTTTTCTTTTACCTTCTTGCCACCATTGTATTCTTTGCTGTATAGCTTTCTCTTCGCACAGACCACACAATTTGATCAGTTTTTCATCTTCATTGTATGAACAGTCTTCACACTTCATCAGCTATGAATTTCTCTGTTAATGGGAAAATTTCTTTTATTGCTTCTGCACAAGCCAAGGCAACCTGTTGACATTCCTTTTGGGTTCCATTACCAGATCGTAACTCAATAAAATGAATCCATGATCTAATTGTACCATTCATATAGAGTCTTGATTCCGTCAAACCTTCAGGTAATACAGCTCGAGCTTGTTCTTTTGCAATACCATTTTCAATGGCCCATTTATATGCAATGCGTGATTCAGCAATTACATTCTTCTGTACAGTTTCCCATTTTTGCTGTAATAACTCGTCATCTATCTCAACTGAGTTTTGCCTATTCTTTTCATCTTGAAGTCGTGCTTCACGTAAAACAAATCCTAAATCTTCTGTAGGGTTTGCATATCGTTGACTGAACTCTTGAAACGAGAATGACCGATGTCGTAATATCTGACGTGCAATATCACGAGTTGTTTCAATCTCTATGCAAGCAGACACCATCTCGAAAGGCGACCAGTGCTGGTGTTTTGCGAGATAGGATAATAGACGTTCGGACGTTTTTTCGTTAGTTTGGTTCGAGGGGTTCGAGACACGGGCGCAATACGCAATGAGCTCTTGTATATTTTTACCGACATGTAAATTCTCCGCTGTTTGTGAATAACTAATTAATCTTGCTTTCATGTAAATAACTCCATAACCACTACATATAAACCATAACCATATGCAGACCAAATTACAATGAAACCTACAATGCTTGTATCGTCATATCCATATTCATCTTTAAGACCTAGACGTTTCAATATTCTATTCATCTTTTTTATATCCATCTAAGGGCATATAACCCAAACAATAATTTTCTGCAGCATCTTCTGCATATCTAGCACTATGTACCACTCTACCGCCATCTCCATGATTAGAAACCATTTCTCTAGAAGAGATTTTACTATCACCTTCCCAATATTCAACAAAGAACAATTCTTTTTTGGTATCGAAATAAACGATTGCTTCTCTTCCTTGATATTCTAGATCACCCCAGTGGTGAGATATTTCTTTTATAGACATCTCTTTATCCTCTGTCTCATATTACTTTAAAGTCCTTGAATTTTGACATGTTGTCCTGCATTTCTGTTTTATCAAACACTGGTGTATCATCTGTTAGTGTTTGTTCATTTTCATCAACGTCAAACAATCTCATTTTACCGCGGTCAACACCAATAACAAATCTTTTATTATATGTTGGATCATTATATCTATTCTTTAATTGTTTGACCATCATCTGACCCATATTCTCTAGTTCTTCTGTTGAGATGAGGGCAAACATGAGGTCTGCTGTTGCCGGCAGACCGAAGGATTCCGATGTATCTTCCAAGCCAACATCCGAGTTCGAATAGCCAGAACGTGTAGTCTGAGTTGCACTAAACACAGGGACATCGAACTCGACCGCAAGACCACGGAGTTCTTCTGCAATCGCCTTAATATAATTGTAAGAATTGATAGCACCACCCATTCCTTTCATACGTGAACTTGCACAAATATTTAGGTAGTCAATAAAGATAATATCTGGTTGAAATTGTCTTTTTAATTTCAATTCATTTAATAGGGCACGAAAGTGTCCAGAATGGGCAGAACCAGTTGGATATTCCTTTACGATTAGTTTACCAGTAGTTTTACGAGCAATGTCTTCAACTTTGGTTCGGAACATTTCACGTGACATATTTGGTAATTGATCAATAGGCACATTTAGTAGATTCGCATCAATACGTTCTGCAATTCTCTCTTCAGCCATTTCCATGGTGATATAAAGAACATTTTTACCATCCACCAAAGCACTTGCAGCAACGTGACACATAAATAGAGACTTACCAACCCCGGTACCAGCAAGAGCAATATTAAGAGTTTTATTGGGAATACCTCCTTTTGTGATCTTGTTAAAGTATTCAAGATCGAAAGGTATTCTGGACTCCTCTGTGTGGTAGAAGTCGTATCGGTCTTCAAAGTTGTCAATGTAATCGTGTCCAACATTTGTATCAAAGGCAACACCCAACGCAGTGGATAATAAATCAGGTAACGCACCCTTCGATAGTGTTTCATGTTTGCCATCAATGATGGTAATGGATTCCATAATGGCGTTATAGATGGCTCTATCCTGACACCACTTCTCTGTATTATCCAACAGCCATTGCTCATCAATTTTTTCTGCAGAAAATAACTGAGGTAAAAGATCAACGGCGACTGTATAGTTTTCACCATTTAACCTATCTGCTTGATCTAATTCAATTTTAAAAGTTTCGGATGTTGGAAGTTTATTATACTTGCCAACAAATTTACCAGCCTCTTTAAATAATATACGATAGATACCTTCGAAATAATCTGGTTTGATGAAAGGTAATACTTTACGCATATAATTTTCATCTGTCAGAATATTTCTTAGGATGGTCTGTTCAAGATTAGTTTGCACGCTTTACCTCGTTTAGGGCAATGGTTCCATTATCGGCTTTTAGAGCTTCTGAAATAATATGTTGAAGAATAACACCTGCAGTTTCCTGTAGTGTAAGATCCTCTTCTGTCAATTCTGAATCAGGTGATGATATGATATCAAAATTGAATGTCATGGTATCCTCAGCAACTTTATTAAAACCAATTGCTCCATATTTAATTACTGTTTCATTGAATTGACCTGCCATAATTCTAATATGCCAGGCCTCCTCTGATTCTGGTCCAGGAATGAACTCATAAGTAACATTTTCTTCTGGATCAATCATCTTCAGGTTGTACATCGAGCTCATTTGATTGGTTACCTCCAATTGCAAATTTTTCTTTTACATAATTTTTAAAGTCTGTTTCCTCTATAATTGGTCTCCAGAACTCTTCGGTAAGGGTGTCTTTTTCCCGGACCTTGGGGTCTCTGAGTTCTCCAGTTTCTCTATCCACAGAACAATACCAACCGTTACTAGGTTTAGCCACATAGCCTCCATCCAGCCCAACAGAAAGAAGACCACTGAGGTGCTGCACACCACCATCCCAGCTAACAGAGATAGGAATTTTCGATTTTTCTTTAACATATCGTGATTTCTCCACGTTAATTACAAAATGATACCCTTTAATTTCTGTGCCTTGTTTATCTTGTTGGCGACCAAGGATCCAAATGTTATCTGCTGAATAATAGATACCAGTACCACCAGAAACAATTGCTTTAGGAAATAGTCCCATCTCTTGATATGTGTGATTGACAGCAATCAATGGAATATTTTTCATATTTAAATATGGTGTTGTCATACGGAACAAACCTTTTAATGATTTTGCTCGTGACATATCTGCAACAGATTTTTCATTAATGGCATCCTCAAGTTCTTTTTTGGATGCAAGGTTACCAATAGAATCAATTACAACACATACCCGGTCATTACGATCCAGTTGTTCAAGCTGACCAACCAAATCAAACTTAAGTTCCTCAACATTAGTAACTGGTGTATGTAAGACACGAGTCGTATCAATACCAAATTGTTTAAAGTAGGCTTGTGGTGAACCAAACTCAGAGTCATAGAACAATAATGCTGCTTCTGGGTATTTTTTAAGATAGGCAGAAGCCATAATTAATGCGAATGATGTTTTAAAGTGTTTGGATGGACCGGCAAGAACCGTGAGTCCGGGAGCCAAACCACCATCCATTGAACCTGACAGGGCCACGTTCATCATAGGTACATCTGTTGGTACCATGTCTTTTTCTGTAAAGAATTTAGAATCAGCAAGGACTTCTGCATGGTCCAATTTACTGTTCTTTTTCAATTTATCCATAATTGACATATATTTTACTCCTAGGATTTTTGTATAGTATATTATATCACATTTAGCCCAATTTGTAAACACTTGGAAGCAAAAAGCCTCCAAGTGTTTTCTCATAGTTACTTTGGGAGATTTCTATGAGATTATCCTCTTTCCTGTTTCCTCCATGCTAAATCTTCTTCAAGAGTTCGGACACGTTTTGTCAACTCATCAACCTGTTGCTGTAATGAATATTCGGTAATGATTCGTGGTGAATCTTTAGCAAATTGTTCTTTAATCCATTCTTGAGTTGCTGACATTTTATTTCCCCTTTTCTTTTAAGGCCACACGTTTGCGTAAATCACTAGAACTAAATCTGTGTTCACGTTTGTTAAAGTATAATTGAATGCCTTTTCTACGACATTCATCCTTTCCGGTGAAGTCTTTGTCTCGGTACTCTTCACCAAGAATTCTAAGGTCAATGGGATACATTTGTATTATATCCAATAGATCTGGTTCAGTACAATAAACCAATACCTCATCAACATATGTTACTGCTGATAGTTGGGCATACCTTTCTACTATGGATTGTACCGGTGAGTTTTTTTCAGGTCTGTCTGCTGAAGGGTCCACTTGTAAGGCACAGATAAGATGGTCGCATTGGGACTTTGCTTCTCTTAACATTGCAATATGCCCTGCATGCAATAAATCAAATGTTGATGCCGTTAAACCAACTTTCATTAGTTTACTCCATAATATGTCTTATACCAATTCACAAAATTTTCCACACCTTGTTCAATAGGTGTTTCAGCCTTATAACCTAACGCCTGAAGTTTTGTGGTATCGGACCAGGTTGCCTGAGTATCTGCTGGATGTTTTGGTACATAATTTTTCTCTGCCGTACGACCGAGTTGTTTTTCAATGTTCTCAACAAATTCCATAAGTGGAACCTGTCTTCCATTACCAATATTATATATTTCTTTTGCCTCGGAATCTTGCAAACTTTTTTCTAATATAATTTGAATACCATTTACAATATCATCCACATAGGTAAAGTCACGAATCATATCACCATTATTAAATAGATCAATTGAATTACCGGCAATGATATTTTTGGTAAAATCAAATAGAGCCATATCAGGACGACCCCACGGACCATACACAGTAAAGAATCTAAGACCGACAGTCGTAGGTATTGTTGATGCAATAAATTGTGATTCATTTGCTGCTTTGGTATATCCATAAGGATTTAATTGATTACCAAGTTTTTCGGATTCATTCCAAGGTAAAGGATTACCAGCCATCACACAGGATGTGGATGCAAAAACAACCTTATCAACACCAGCTTTTGTACAGGCTTCAATTAGGTTGTGTGTACCAACAACATTATTTTGAATATAGTTACCTGGCTCAACCATTGAATGGCGAACACCAGCATAAGCAGCAAGGTGCATAATGATATCAGGTCTCTTGTAATAAACCCAATCGTCCATAAATTTGGAATCAGTAAGATCACCCTTTTCAACCACAATGCCACATCTGTCTATAAGTTCTTGAGCTCTGGCTTTTTTAAGCTCTGGATCATAGTAGTCATTATAGTTGTCAAAGCCAATGACATGGTGGCCATCAGCATGTAATTTTTGTGCTAGGTGGAAACCGATGAAGCCGGCAATACCTGTAATTGCAATTTTAGCCATTTTTATTCTCCCAAAGTTTTGACTATTATATCACATCCACAGTTAAATGTAAACCACATTTTGTTCTTTTTCACGATCATCAAGTTCATATTGTGCACGGTAATGGTTATTTTGCTCAATGACTTCATTCAGAATAGAAAACTCTTTATCTGCAAAGTGAGCAAATGCTTTTGTATCCTTAGGGAAACAGGCACCACCAAATCCTTTACGACCATCCGGACCAGGCACTTGCATATGGCTATGACCGATACGTGGATCCGAACCAATGACATTTGCAACTACATTATATTTGGCATGATAATTATCACAAATATCCTGGAACTGATTCATCCACAAAACCTTGGTTGCAAGGAATGAA